TACACAGAAGATATTACCTATGAAACACTTGCAAGGTACCCGGACAAAAATATTGATAAACCTGTGAAATTTGACGGAAAAATTATACAGATGATTGGCGCGGTTGATAGCAATTACACCGCTATAAGAATGGCTGTAGATGATGACTACAATCACGCGTTGCTTGTTGTTTATGCAAATGATGTGATTGACGGTAAACTACTTGAAAATGATAGAATTACAATTTATGGTGGTTATGTTGGTCAGTATTCATACACATCTACATTGAATAAACCGATAACAATTCCACAAGTTGAAGCTGTTATGATTGATTTACACGATAACAATTAAAATATCACCGGGAGTATTACACTCCCGGTATTTTTATGTTTAGATTAATTCGCAATCGCTGACATTGACTGCCGCAAATACAGCACCATTGAAGCTAAGGACTGCTCTATCCCCGTCAAGCTGTGTGACTTCATAGCCGCTGTCATTGTGCCATGCCTTAATTGCCGTGCCATTGTAGTCAGTATCGCCGTTGAAACGGACGGTATCGCCCACAGAAATGCCGCCGCAATCCGAACTTTCTTCTGAATCGTCAGAATCATCACTGCCGCCGCCAGCAATGCAATCATCATTAATCCAACCTGTGCCATCATCAATCAGATATGGGTTTCTCGCACCGTCAACAACTCGTGTAATTGTGCCGGTCGTATATGTAGGCTTTAATGCTTCTTCTGACGTTGAAGATACATAGATTGTATCGTAGTTTACGGTATCGCCTACAGAATAGCTGTATCCACCGTCCTCTGTGTCTTCTTCATCGCCGCCGCAGTCGCCCGAATTGCTATCAGAATCACTGCCGCCGTCAACTTCCGGCAACTCGCCGTACCAGTAATTCATATCGACCCTGCTTGATGGTACACCGGCAACTTCACCGTCTGATGTATACTGCCATAACAGACAATCCATTGACGGCTCTGAAATTCCCCAGT